TACTTAAACCAATCAAAGAGAAATTCGCACCGTCAAAAAAATAATTTGTAATTTGAACAATTACTAATATAGTTATTAATAAACAGGTTTTAAATCTTAATGATAATAATCAGAGGACACTCATATGGCGCAATATAAATTTCCAACGGAAGTAGTAAATCTTCCGTCTAAGGGAAGGTTGTATTCAAAAGACAGCCCTTTATCAAAGGGTGAAGTTGAATTAAAATACATGACAGCAAAAGAAGAAGATATTCTTACTTCTATAAATCTAATACGTAAAGGTATTGTGATAGATAAAGTTCTTGAATCACTCATAGTAGATAAAAAAATTAAGATTGATGATTTATTAATAGGTGATAAGAACGCTTTAATGATATCTGCAAGAATACTTGGGTATGGTAAAGATTATGGTGTAAAAGCAAATTGTTCAGAATGTGGTAAATCAGGTGATTTAAAAGTTGATTGTACTCAATTAAAAGATATAGAAATTTCAGATGATATAAAAGAAAATAAGTTTTCTATGAAATTACCAGCTACTAAAGTAGAGATAGAATTTAAATTATTAACTGGTGCTGAAGAAATATCAGTAGAAAAAGATGTGGAAGCAATGCAAAAAGTTCAACCAGATATTGATTATACTAATACTTTTAGATTTAAAAAAATGATTACTTCAATAGATGGTGATACCACACAATCAGTTATTAATGATTTTGTTGATAATAAGTTTTTGGCATTAGATTCTCTTGAATTCAGAAAACATCTTAATAGAATTACTCCTGGAGTAGATATGGGTTATCCATATACTTGTCCAAGTTGTAATCACACCCAGGAGGTGGTGGTCCCATTAGGGACAGGGTTTTTTTGGCCTAACGCATCATAATAAACTTCGAGTCCACGAAGAAATATTCACATTACTAAATTACGGAAATGGTGGTTACACTTTTGATGAAGTGTACGCTATGCCCGTACACCTCAGAAAATACTATCTAAAAAGATTAGCTAAAGAGTATGATAATATCGCTAAAGAGCGAAAAAAGTTATACGATCAAGCTAATGCCAAACGACGATAAAATACTGTTTTCTGATATTTATTTATAACTAAATCCCACATAAAATAAAATAACGGAGTTGAAACTATGTCTAGCAAATTAAATGAAGGTATCGTTAATTGGATACTACAAAAAGCAATCGCTTTGGTAGCTGGTGGAGATTACCGTAAAGCTGTAAAAGCATTTAAAGGTGATAAAGCACTTCAAAAAGATTTAGCTAAGATGGCTAAAAATAAAGAAGACTTTGAGAAAAAACTTAAAGCAAGAATGAAATCAGATCCAAAATTTAAAAAAGGATTTGAAAAAAAAATGCAAATGTTTAAATAAAAAGGTATTTTCATGCCCGATTCAAAAGAACAAGCTAAAGTAAATGAACAGTTAAGAATAACTCAAGATTTACTTAAAAATATAGCTGAAGGCTACAACAAAATAGAAATTAATACTAAACCTGTTCTTGATCAAGGGAATAAGATGGTTGCAGCTGCGCAGGAAGAATTTGAGCAAAAGGTAAAAAATGCTGGTCAAGATAAAGCTAAATTAAAATCATTAGGATATACTGGAGCTAGATTAGCAGAGGTAGAAAAAGCTTACCAACATATAACTGATAATATTGATGGTATTGTAGATGGTAGTGTAGAAATAAAAGATTTAACAGGTTTAATAAGTAATTTAAATTATAACAATTCTGAGTTTTTAGAGAAAGCAGCCGTAAACGCACAAAAGATGCAAGAAGTATTGGCTAATCCAAAAACAGGTCACGTTTTTAAAGCAATAGATAAAGGTGCTAATAAACTTGAAAGTATGATTTCATCAATGCCAGGTGGTAGTTTTTTATCTGATCAATTTAACATTGGTGGTGGGATAAAAGAAGCTGCTGGGCAAATGAAAGGTAATTTCTTAAAAAATGTTTCAAAGGGTCAAAGTGGTTTTAAAGGTTTGCTTAAAGGAACAAAACTTTTAAAAATAGGATTGGTAGGTGCGGCATTAGCAGTAGCCTCATTTGCGATGGAAACAAATAAAGTCCAAAAAGATTTAGGTGTTTCTTACGCAGAATCTGCAAAAATATTAGGAACAGCTAAAGCAATTACAGCTGCTAACAAACTCAATGGAATGACTCAAGAAGAGACATTGGGTATTATGAAGAGTATAGCTTCAGAGTTTGGTAGTTATAGTGATGCAACCGCTGCGGCTACATTACAAGCTAGTAACTTGGTAGCAAACTATGGAATGGGTGCAGATAGTGTTGGAACATTAGCAAGACAAATGCAAGCAGTTGGTGAAAGTAGTCTTGATTCAGCATTAAATTCAATTGAGTTACAAGCTAATATGGCAAGAGCAGCAGATGTTCCTGTCGGTGATGTGATGAATGATGTAGCAAAGAATACAGAGTTCTTTGCAAAATTTGCTAAAGATGGTGGAGCAAATGTAACAGCAGCTGCAATAGCAGCTAAGAAGTTAGGTTTAGAATTATCCAATGTAGCTTCAATAGCAGATAGTCTATTGAACTTTGAAGATTCTATATCGAAACAAATGGAAGCTGAGGTTTTATTAGGTAAAGAATTAAATCTTGAAAAAGCAAGGGAAATGGTATTCAACAATGACATAGCAGGAGCTATGCAAGAGATAAGTCAATTGGTTTCACCAGAAGAATTTGAAGCTATGGATGCAGTTAGAAGAGGAGCATTAGCTGCAGCAGTTGGTTTAGATGCTGGAGCTATGGCTAAAGCTATTAGTGGTGGTGGTGGAGCACGTGGTGGTATAACACCAGCTATGAGAACTGGTGGAGCACCAGCAGGTGGTGGTGGAACTGATAAGATGGATGCATTAATAGGTGCTGTAAATGAGGGTAACGCAAATACGGTTAGAGAAATACAAAGACAAGGACAGGGATAATGGCATTAAGAGACATGAAATCAGATTTAGCTATTGGTGTTGGTTCAAAACAAACACCACAATCATTTATTGATGGTCATTCTGGAACTACTGTTACGGGACAAAAATCATTTGGTGAACCGCCAAGAATTATACCAGCACCCTCAAGTCTATCTGCTCTTAGTCGTCAAAGTGAACAACTTAATTTTAAGTTCAATGATACTTTTAACACAACAAGTATAGTAACATCAACAAAAGATACATTAGATAAATATTATGAAAGAGCATTCAGCCAAACCGATCCGTTAGGTGCAAGAAATAATAATAGATTTGGTTTTGACGAACCATTTATTCTTAAAGCAATCGGTGATAGATGGGGACCAGGTGGAGCAGGTGTTATAGATTTTGGATTAGTAAGAGCAGGTGCTGTTACACAGGCTGCAAGAACTGTAGCTGATGTAATCAGATTAGGTAAATTTGCAGTAACACCAAAAGGTGTTGCTTTTGCACTTAAACAAGATATATTACAAAAATTAAATGCAGGTGGTCAATTTAGTCTTGGAACTATAGGTGATATAATAAACAATAAATTAGGTAATCCTCTACCAACGAATCTTCCAACAATGCAAAGAGTTTCTACAGGAAGAGATTCATTTGGAAGCACACCACCAACATCTGATTTTCTTTTAGGAAGTGATATAAGAACTTGGAGACCATCATCAATAATTGATTCTTTACCAATTGGTGCTCATTATGTAAGACATCAGATACCAGCTGGCTCACCAAGTATACTTTTACTAAAGAATGCATCTAAGTTAGTGAGTGATATTGGAGATGGAACAATACAGTTTGCAGGTGGAATTAGAGAGGCTTTTCCTGGTATTGTTGATGCTACTAAATCTAGTGTAACTGCATTAGGAGAGGGATTAGCAAACATAATTAGAGATAATGTAAAAGCACCAAAGTTTGTTTTTGGTGATAATTCTTCATTAACATCATTCTTTCCAAGTTTAATATCAATTCCTGCGATACAAACACCAAATTTTAGTGCTTTAACAAATATGTTAGGTGGGTTGGCTAGTGAAGCAGCATCACTCGCGGCTAGTGCAGCTTCAAAAGCAGCTAGTGCGCTTGGTGGTATAAGTTTACCAAATATCAGTTTACCAAAATTACCTAATATGAAAATACCTAAATTCCCAAATGTTAATATACCAAATATAGGAGCAAATGCATTCACAGGAATATCACAAGTTGCTAAATTCGTTATACCCTCAGTTCCTAAATTTGCAGGAACAGGTGGTTTAGGTATAGGTGCTGACTTTGGTGGAAATCCATTTAGAGAATTATCAGAATTAAAATCTATGGTTTCTAATCCATCTTTTCATTATGATTTAAAACAAAATGACGACAACTCACAATCTGGAGCTTTAACAAACATATATAATAAAGATTTTAAATATAACAATGCAAAAGAATTTGGAAAAAGTGTTAGATTTGGGTTAGGTAGTGAAATAGAACTTGAAGATGAAAATACTTTTGATTCAACTTTTTTACCAACAGCTATATCTGCAGGATTTTTATTTGGTGCAAAATATGGTGAAACTAAAACAGTAAAGAAAACACCAATAAACGCAAATATAGTTCCAAAATCTATAGATGGTACTATACCAAATGCAGTTTCTCAACCTAAAGATAAAAGAGGAGCTAGATTAGATAGTTATAAATTATCAAGTTACGGACAGCTTAATCAAGAAGAGGGATATGGATATAAAAAACAAGGTGAAAACGCAGATGTAGTAAGAGGTATTGGTTCACCAGGTGATGCAAGTAGAATAGTATTAGATGACGAGGGTAATGTAATTAAAGTTTCAGGCGCTACAGGGTATTCAAATAATTTAGTTGATAAAGTAAATTTACATCCATATGGTGGAACTTCTGCTGGTGATATATTAAATGATAATAATGATGATTTTGTTCCATTGAAGTTCAGAGATATGGTAAATGGTAAATGGATTATATTTAGAACAATACTTGAAAGTGTAACCGATACATCTTCACCTGAATATGCAGAAGAAAGATACATTGGTAGGCCAGACAAGGTGTATGTTTATCAAGGTGCTACAAGGAATGTAAATATAACCTTTAAAGTATTTCCTAAATCAGTTCAAGAAATGGTTACTCTTTGGGAAAAATTAAATTATTTAAGAGGGTTAGTATATCCTAAAATAGAAAATAATCGTATGGTATCACCATTTTTTAGTTTCACGTTAGGTGATATGTTTGATAAGCAACCCATGATTTTTCAGAGTTTAAACTATACTATAGATACTCAATCCACTTGGGAAATTAAACCTGGTTTAAGATTACCTAAGTTGGTTAATGTCTCAGCGGATATGAGAGTTATTGATAAACAAGTTCCACAAATGACAGGTAAACATTATAATTTAGGTTGGTTAGAAGAGAATTTACCATATGGAACATTCAAAAACAATCCATCAGGACCAGCTTCAATAGTGCCAGATAGAAAAGGTTATAATGCTTTATATGGTGAGTTGGGTATAAGAGGTGCAGATGATGAGTCTCTTAAAAAATTAACAGAGGGACAAGCTGCAATAGATGCTGCTGTAGCTCTAAGAGACAGTTTAAAATCTGACGTAAATGAATCAGCAAAAGATTTTCCAAAACAATTTGCAGCAGATTTTGGATTTAATAGTTAGGAGTTATAAATGGGAAGATATGACGATATACCACTAAGAATAAATAAAAAAGGACAAAGAGTTCTTGTATCAACTCTATATCCTGCAATACCTTTATCAGACGAAGATGAATTTATTTATCCTAAAGATGGTGATAGATTAGAAAATATAGCTTTTAAATATTATAAGGATGTATCTTTATGGTGGATTATTGCAAAAGCAAATGGTTTGGGTAAGGGTAGAACAGTATTAAATCCAAACTTTCAAATAAGAATTCCAGGAAACTTACCAAAAATACTTGCTAATTTTGATGCAATCAATGAGTAGAAAATGATTCAGTTAAAACCAATTGACGAAGAAGTTCAAAAGACTCTAATAGAAAAAATAAAACAATCAGGTAAGAAAGAACGTCCAGTTCAAGAACCCTTATCAGGTGATAAGGGTAATTATATGCAATCTAGAACCACTTGGGCTAGAATGATTTCGTTATCAACACCTAAAGATGCACCAAAAGAACCAATAGTTATTTCAGCAGGTGAAGAAATAATAGGTAGTGATAGATTATCGGTAAGTGAACCACTAACAGGAGCAGGTAACTCACAAAAAATAGCAGGAAAGTTACGTGGTGAGTTTGCTGAAGTATATCAAACAGATAATTACAATAGACCAATAGCAGGATTGAAAAGTATTAGTACAAGAATACAAGGTCAAACTAAAGCTATTAGAAGTGCTGATATAAAATGGATATGTTGGGATTTTGAAACATTAGAAAGATTAACACCATATTTTTTATCCCCTGGAGCATCAATAGCATTAGAGTTTGGTTGGATGTGGCCAGGTCATAAACCAGAAGAATTTATTTATAATAATTGGTCAAGTTTAAATGCTAGAAAAATAGGTGATTTAAGTAAAGTAGTTAGAAAAAAAGGAAAAGGTAATCAAGAATTAGTATATGGTATTGTTAAAAATTTTACATGGACTGGTAGAGATGATGGTGGATTTGATTGTCAAACTGAAATAGTATCACCTGCTTCAAGTGTTTTTGGTGCACCACTAGGTGATTCTGAATCAACTGCTGCATTTGAAATACCAGCTGATTTAAGAAATCAAATCAGAAATCAAAGAGCTTATTTTGATAGTAGAGAGACTGAAGTTAAAAATATAAGAGAAAACGCAGACATACAAAAAGCTTTAAAAACTCAAGGTTTAGGTACTAGTGGTGAAAATGGTTCAATAGCTAAAAAAGGTGGTATCGAAAACTTACCACCAAAGATACTATTTGAAAATTTAACTGAGATATTGTTAGACTTGAAATACAAATATGCTGATGGTGGTGTTTTAGGTGCAGGTGGTGACGCAGATATTTTTAATGCTATAGTTGGTGAAAACGAAGAGTATAAGGATACAATAATTGTTCAAAGAACATATCGTGGTAGTAATAGTAATTTTGATAAAGCATATCTTGGTCCTTATGTGACGTATGGTTGGTTTGAAGATAATATTTTAAATCGATTTATATCAAAAGTCCATGATGGTAAGATAGGATACCAAATTCGTTCAGTAGATGAAGATAGTTTTGAAGAAAAAGATGGTATAAAATATTTTGAAAGTGTAAAAATTAATAATGATACTGAAAATTTACTTACTTTAAATGCACAAGAAGTGATAATACCAGGTCAATGGCCAATGGATATGGAATTTAAGAAACCAATGCAAGCAAAAAGGAGTGCAGACCAAGCTGCTCAAACTGGAGAGATTGTTTCTAAGAGAATGACAATTATGAGTTTAGCAGAAAAAGTAAGAGAGTTACCAGCATTTTCTGTTTCACCAGAAATTGAACAACCAACAAAAATTGGTAAGTATAGTTCAATTAAAAGATATGCTAAAGAAATAACAAAAGATAAATCAGTTAAAGGTAAAGGTTATTTAAGAAATTTACTTATTCATTCCGATATTATACAAGAAGAGATGGGTAGAGCTAATACACTTGAAGATGGTTTAATGAATTTAATGAAAAGAGTTAGTGATGCTTGTGGTAGTGTTTGGGATTTCAAATTAACCACCGACCAAGACAATCCTTTTCAAGCTAAAATTGTTGAAGATAGTAGTACAGACCAACCAGTAAAAAATTTACTAAATAATAAAAGTATAGATTTAAATACAGGTGAAGTAACAGATAATTATAAGAATGATGGTTTAATGATATTTCCAACTTGGCAAATTAATTCTATAGTATATAATCAAAATATGGTTACAAAACTACCATCTCAGATGGCTACTGCAGCAATTTATGGAAGAAATTTAGGTAGTGCAGAAGCTGCAGCTGAAGATTTAACATTAGATCCCGCAGCTAAAGCTATAGGTAAATTATTCAATGCAGGATTAGAAGAACCAAAAAATCCAAGAGATGTAATTTTAAAGAACATGGCAAGAATTATAGGAAACTCAGACTATCCTAATTTTGGTTATAATGCAAATCCTGAAAAAATAAATGGTAAATTTTTAGTACCAGAGCTAAGTCCTGACAGTATTTATCCAAATCAAGTTAAAGGTATAGATATTAATATAGAAAAAGTTATACAAATCTATACTGAAAAACAAATAATGGAAATTTTAGAAGATGGTGTTCCTCACATAGATGCTGAAACAGGTGAAGAAAAAGACGGTGTGATGGATACAATGGCAAGTTGGTGGTCTGATAAATTTATTCCAAGTGCAGCTGCTGTGGTTGAACAACTTTTACCAGGTACTGGGCAAACCTTAAAAGGAATAGCTAGTTGGATTGATACTTGGGATGATTTTAGATACCTATATACAGAAAAAGGTGTTATGAAAAAACATTTTAGAAATCCAATGATGTATTTTCTAAAGCAAAAACCAGATTCGTTACAAAGAACAAAAGATATTATGACACCGATAGAATTATCATTAACGATAGATGGAACTGGTGCAATATTTGCAGGTGAAGCATTTTCAAGCACTTACATTCCAGGTAGATATAGGAAAGCCTGTGTATTTCAGATAATGGATGTAGCACATGAGTTAGATTCGGCAGGATGGAAAACTACATTGAGAGGTTTGATGAGAATTGATTATGGATTTGGTGAAAAGGTAACAACTGCTGAAAAAATAAAAAAATTAGAAGAAGAATCACCTATGACAGAACTTGTTGGTCCTATTCAATCAATATCACCAAAAAAGAAAGAAGTAGATGGTCCTCCATACACATCATTTATAGATTATTTAAATAAAACTGCAGGTAAAAAGGAATCACCTTACAGACCAAAAAAAGAAGAAAAACCAGATACTAGAACACAAGAGGAAATAGGCACAGATAATATAGAGAAAATAGGTGGATAATGGCTATACTACAAAACGATAAAAGAATAGAACAACTAGAAACTTCAGCTGGAATAACAGATATGAAAGAATTTGTATTTGGTTCTGATTCAACGTTATTTGTTCCAAGTGGATTTGTGTATCATAAAATAATAACTAAAAATAAAGCTGTGATTTATCAAACAGGAAATAAACCAGAGAAGTTTTCAAAAAGAATTGTTCGTTTAAAAAACATAACACCATTAGAGGGTTATTTACAAGCTAAAAATTACAATCCAAAAGTGTCAAAATATTTTAAAAACCAAAAAGTAGAACCGAAAAAATCAGAATACAAAAAAGGATTTTTTACAAGATATTTTATGCAATTAGCATCAGACGATAAAGCATCAGTTATAGAAGTTGCAAAAAAACATTTTGTTGGTGCAGATGCTATATACAATAAAGTAAAAATGAGATGGTCTTTAGATGAGGATATAGAGGAACAAAAAAGATTAAACTTAAAAAACACCCTTGAGCTAGAAAAAACATTCCCACAAATTCGAATGAAGATATATAATTTTATTGAATTTGGGAAAGAGGGTTGATATTTATAACCATATAAAGGTTATACATTGAAATTCATAGAGAATAGTTCCGAGTTTAATGCTTTCTTGAACGATTATGAGAAAGCAAAAGAGATTGTCGCAATCCCTATTCCTACCGACCACAAAAAACATCCAGTAGAAACAAAACTATCCTTTCTTTTTTTATTAGTTGATAATAGTGCATATGTATTACCATTCAATCATACCGATGGATTGTGTCTACAACTTGGTGATTTAACCATATTAAGAAATAAGAATAAAAATGTCTATACCCTTGATAAAAAACAAGCATACCACCTTACTGGATTAAATAATCTTATCGATGTAAATCTACTCAACTATTGGAATACAGGTGAGAAAACTAATCTTGATTTATATTCTGATGATATAATCCGACATTATCATATGAAACATTATGAGAAAAGTAATATAAACTCTTCTATACCTATTATGAGATTTGCTCGTCATTTATACAAGATAGCAACAGAGATGCAGGTTATCGTCTCAAAATACCCTACTCCTGACATCTTGACATATAACAACGATATGTTTGACAACTTTACATACATAGAAAAAAATGGACTACAAACAACTGATGGAATGGTGTATTCAGAGTATAATCCATTCACATCTACAGGTCGTCCATCCAATAGATTTGGTGGAATTAACTTTGCGGCACTAAACAAAAGTGATGGTAGTAGAGCAAAGTTTATTAGTAGGTTTGGTAGTGAAGGTAAATTAGTTGATTTTGATTATGATGCATATCACTTGAGATTGATTGCAGAGAAAGTTGGTTATAAGTTTTCAGACGAATCAGTTCATCAACATTTCGCAGATAGATTTGATATAAGTTATAAGGAAGCAAAAAGTCTTTCATTCCAATATCTATATGGTTTTATTCCTGATGATATAGCAGAGAGTATAGAGTATTTCGGTAAGGTAAGAGAGTTTACAGATAAGCTTTGGCAACTCTATAAGCAAGAGAATTTTATCAAATCAGATATTTATAGTAGACAAATAAGAGGAAATGATTTTAACGCAAATAAGTTATTTAACTATTATATTCAGTTACTTGAGACAGAATCGAATGCATTAGTTATAAAGGATGTAAGAAAAATAATGGGAAAATATAAGAGTAAGTTTGTATTATATAGTTATGATTCATTTCTGTTTGATATGCACATTGACGATGGACTACCACTTCTTACAGAGATAAAGAAAGTTTTAGAGAGAGGTAAGTATCCAGTTAAAGCTGCATGGGGGAACAACTATGATGAGCTTGCCGATATTACGGAGAAATTTTAATGTTTGATTGGAATAAATTATTTAACGATTTCGCAGATAAGTACTATGCAGTACCCGACTTCACTAATGAAGAACACGTGTATGCCCTACAAAACTATCTAATAGAACAAGGTATGTTAACAGAAGATATTGACTTTGCTATCAAAACTCTTTTGTTTGAAGCACCTACAGACCCAAGAGTCAAAAAACAAGCAAAAGATTTAGGATTAGTATCATTGGGATATGGTAATTGGGGAAAAGAAAAAGGTGGACCTACAACACATACAAATGTTGATGGTAAACTTGAGCCTGTAGGTGATAAAAAAGATGATGATAAAGATGATAAAGAGAAAGAAAAAGAAGAACCTAAAGCAAACGTAGTAAGTAAAGACGCTGTAGCAGATAGAGGTAAAAACCACAACACAGATGTTAATCCTGATTATCAAAGAGATGTAGGTGAACCTGAAGGAGAGAAAGATCAAGAAAAGAAATTTAAAAATAGTGTTGCTATTGATAAATTAAATAATCCAAAATTTGGTGTTGAAGCAAAAATTGATACCGCTCTTAAAAAAGGTGACATAGGTGATGGTGATGCAGAGAATATGGAAAATTTCCAACCAGAGATGGAAGATTTTTTAAAAAAACCAACAAAACAAAAAGCTCAAGAACTTACAAAAAAATATCAATTATCACAAAATCAAAGTGGTAGTAAATTATATGTAGGTATACTTGGAGGTAATAATAGAAAAATATTAGGTGAAGGTAATGCACTTATTAATGAAATGAGTAAAGTGTTAAATAATTATGTTCCATTAAAAGAATTAGGAAACATAAAAAAGAAGGCTCAAAATAGATTAGTTGCTGCTTCTAAACCAGAACTTAAAACTGTTAGAAAAGCAAAAGACGATATCGGAGTTAAAAAATTATTTTCAAATAAACCTTATAATAGATTAAAAGAAAGATTTCATCAGGTATTTGGTCCTGTCGGTGATGATGGAAACCTTTTGAGACCAAGTAATAAATACTCAACTGAATATTTTAGACAATCAGTAGGTGAAAATGAAGCTTTAGATAAAACTATTCAAGTTTGTAAAGAATTAGAATCTGAAGGTACGTCTAAACCAGAATTTAGAAAAGCACTACAACGTCATAAAAAAACAATGGAAGATATCGCTAAAAGATATGATAAAATAAAACCAGAAGAACGAAGAGCTATAGTTGAACAAAGTTATTCTGATATGGCAAGAGGGATACATGAAGCAGATCCTGAAGGTGCAAGAAGTTTGATGAAAAATATGGCAGAAATGGCATTGTATGATTCAGAATTAGCAGGTGGTGATGAAGTTTATCTACCATCTGATGGTCAATTTCCATCTGCAGATAAAATGAGAGTTGATAGAGATGGTAAAGATGTCGTTGAAAAAGTAGCAGGTGTATCAGTTAAGTTTGGAAAAAGGAATGGAGTTTATGGTTTCCCTGGTGAAAGTGCTCAATATCAAAAGTTTCATCCAGATGAGGATAAAAGAACTTATATGAGAAATAGGGTAGGACATAAAGGACACGCACTAGGTGTAAGAGATGATTTAATAGAAGATAAAACTAAATTTGACAAGATGTTAGATGAAAGTGGATTATCCGACATAATACAAAATTCAGAGGAAGTTAGAACAAAACTTTTAGGAATACAGTCACAAATAAATGAAGCTAGGTCTAAAATTGAAGATGAAAATGGTAGGTATACAACCAAAGATTTAGTAAGAATCAAAGACCAATTAAAAAAACTTAATAAAGACGCTACAAGCGTACTAAAAGAAAACGTAGATTTTAAAGCATTAAAGAAGATGATGGGAAGAGTTAATTCCAATAAATTTATGGAAGGTGCTACAGAAGCAATAAATATAATATCAATGGCATCAGTTTTAAATACATCAAACGGATTATCTGTTTTAGAGCACAATCATCAAACTATAGATAAGGATGGTTTAAATTCAGAAACAGATAAGGGTACAACAAATCTCAATGATTGGAGTTTTGCGTTTAGATCTTATGATGCAAGAGGTGGTGGTTTAATGGCTGGATTTAAGGGGAAAAAATAATGAAAACACAACTATTAGCAACATTTTGTAAAAGGAATAGATTATACGAAACAATAGATTTGATTATAGCTTGTAACGATATAGTATTCGACAAGGTATATGTATTTCAGAACGAGAACGATTATCATCAATTGATATGTACATATAATGTAGAAGCAACTGATGATTATATTGAGAGTTCAGTAGATACTATTTCCATACATAGAAAAAAACAATCAAATTCATTGTACACAATAAACGCACTTAATGAGTTAGTCAAGACATTAAACAATGGTGTATTAGATAACTCATTTCCAATACCCTGGGAGAACTACAGAAACCGTATGTTATTAACAAACGAAGAGGGGCTGTATGAAATACCAACGAGGGTATATTCAATAATACATACAAAAACATGGAAATCTGATATTAACGAAAAATAAATTACATTTTGGAGAACATATATAATACTTATTTATGTATGAAAATGGTTACACAAGTAACAATAACAATTGAACAATTAAACTTAACTAATAACAAATAGGAGATATCTAATGGATATTAACGCACTGAAGAAGCGTCTAGGTCAACTTCAAATCACAAACAATCGTACCTCAAATCTATGGAAGCCGTCACCCGGCACAACTCAAGTAAGAATCGTACCTTATAAATTTAATAAGGACAACCCTTTCATCGAGTTATTTTTCCATTATGATTTAGGTAGAAAATCTTATCTTTCACCAATGTCATTTGGTCGTCCAGACCCAATCGAAGAGTTTTCTCAAAAACTCAAAGCTTCGGGTAACAAGGAAGACTATCAATTAGCTCGTAAGATCGAATCTAAAATGAGAACGTTTGCTCCAGTAGTAATACGTGGTGAAGAGAATCAAGGTGTAAAGTTTTGGGGTTTTGGTAAAACAGTTTATCAAGAACTGCTTTCCATTATTGCTGATCCTGATTATGGTGATATTACCGATTCAATGAATGGTCGTGATATTACTGTAGAGTTCAAGACAGCAGAAGAAGTTGGTGCTTCGTTTCCAAAAACAAACATCAGGGTTAAACCAAATCAAACCCCGATTACGGAAGATGCTACTCTTCTTGAGAATCTAATCGACAACCAAAAGGATATTACTGAGATATATCAGGAACAAACCTATGAAGAACTTACTGAAGTTCTTAATGCTTGGTTGAACCCAGAAGAGGGTGAAGAAGAATCAGAAGAGCAACCTGTAACTAAATCCCAAGTTAAAGAAGATGTAAAATCAACTGAGGATGTTTCAGCAGCATTTGACGATCTGTTTAATAACTAATAGAAGACTAATAAGTTGGGGAGTGAGAGTTTCGACTTTTGCTCCCCTATGTTATATAAATTTAGGAGACATTATATGTCAACAAGAGACGAATTGGCAGGGCAACTTGCCGCTAGTTTAAATAAAACTTTCAAAGATACCAAAGTCGCTTATTTTCTTGATGGTTCTGATACGACACCTACAGATATAAAAGATTTTATTTCAACAGGTTCTACATTATTAGATTTAGCAATTGCTAATAAACCTAACGGTGGAATTGCAGTTGGTAGAATTACAGAAATCAATGGATTAGAATCAAGTGGTAAATCTTTGGTTGGTGCACATCTTTTAGCTGAGACTCAGAAAAAAGGTGGTGTAGCAGTTTACATAGATACTGAAACTGCAGTAAGTCAAGATTTTCTAAAGGTTATTGGTGTTGATATCAATAGTATGTTGTATTTGCATTTAGAAACCGTAGAAGATATATTCCAAGCTATAGAAGAGATTGTTGCTAAAGTAAGAGAATCAGATAAAGATAGGTTAGTAACCATTCTTGTAGATTCACTTGCAGCTGCATCAACAAATGTAGAGATGGAAGCTGACTTTGATAAGGATGGTTGGGCTACAAGTAAAGCTATCATCATATCTAAAGCTATGAGAAAAATTACTCAAATGATTGGTAGACAAAAGGTTGCACTTGTGTTTACAAATCAATTAAGACAAAAACTTGGTGTTATGTTTGGGGATCCTTGGACTACAAGTGGTGGAAAAGCATTACCATTTCACGCATCTACAAGAATCAGAGTGAAGAATAAAGGTCAGATTAAAGATGCTAAGAAGAATACGATTGGTATGACAATACTTGCACAAGTTATCAAGAATCGTTTAGGTCCACCTTTGAGAAGTTGTGAGTTCCCTCTATACTTTGAGAGTGGAATTGACGATGTAGGTAGTTGGTTAAAAGTAATGAAAGACCATAAAATAGTAAAACAAGCTGGTGCTTGGTATACCATAACCGATCACTTAGGAGCAGAACATAAATTTCAATCAAAAGAATTCGGAGACAAACTATCAGATCCTGATTTCAAATCATTCGTTTACGATCAAATATGTGAAAAAGTCATATTAAAATACGATATGAAAGATTTGGGGATAGATGATGTTGTTGAGACGGATGAGGTAATTGGCGATTAATGTCAAACGCCAGATATCTTTCCATACTGAATGAGATAAAGAAAAAAGGTGGTTCTGTTAACTTTCAGAAAAAAAACAAAAAAGTGCTAATAGTTGACGGCTTGAATACTTTTATCAGAGTATTCAGCGTAATGCCAACTTTAAACGACAACGGCATTCATGTTGGTGGCATTGTTGGTTTCCTTAAAAGCATAGGATTTGCCATTAATATGTTTAATCCCACTCGTGTTATCATAGTTTTTGATGGCAAGGGTGGGAGCAACCGCCGTAGGAAATTATATTCAGACTATAAAAACAAACGTAGAACATCTTACAGAGTTAATAGGGTAGAGGGTTTAGAAAATGTAGAAGATGAGAGACGGAATATGTATTTGCAACTTAGAAGAGTTGCAGAGTATCTTGAATTATTACCACTAACCAATATATCCGTAGATGGTATCGAAGCAGACGATGCTATAGCTTACATCGCAAAGAGTGTAATACCAGATGGTGAGAAAATCATTATGTCAACCGACAAGGATTTCTTACAGTTAGTATCTGATGATATCAAAGTTTGGTCTCCTACAAAAAAGAAACTATATGATAGAGATGCAGTTTTAGAAGAGTATTGTATAACTGCAGAGAACTTTATTATGGCTAAGATATTTGAGGGAGACAAATCTGATAATATAAATGGTGTAAAAGGAATAGCTACCAAGACATTGGTAAAAAATATACCAACTTTGAGTAAAGAGAATAATAGTTATAGTTTACAAGAGATATATAAATACGCACACAAACACAAAGATGATAATGGTAACTTCTTTGTGAAAATATTACAGAATAAGGAGTTACTTGAACGTAACTATAAGTTGATGCAGTTAGAAGATGTAAACATAAGTGCTTCAACTAAGACAAAATTAATCGATGTTATCAGAGGTCCTATCAGACGCTTAGTAAAATTTAAATTCGAATCTATGTTTATGGAAGATAGATTATTTCAGAACCTACCAAATGTTAGTAGTTGGTTAGCACAAACCTTTACTACTATGGATAAATACGCAGAACAAACTAATGGGTAGAAAAAAGAAATACATCACAGCCAAAGAAAAGAAGGAAGCTCAAAGAAAATGGCAAATGGATTACTATTATAGAAATAAAGAGACCATTTTGAAGAAGATGAAAGATAAGTATAGACAGAGGAAATTAAATTTATCAAAAACAAGACTCACGAAAGAGATATATGGAGAGTAACACTTCTTTAGTAGAATTTGGAACTTCATTCCAATCTAAAGTTATAGCATCTTGCTTAACTGATACGATGTTTTTACAAACTATTATGGAAGTTCTTGAGCCAGAATATTTTGAAGCTGATTCAAATAAGTGGTTAGTTCAAGAAATACATAACTATTTTATAAAGTATAAAACCACACCTACACTAGAGGCTATCAAGATAGCAATAGATGATGTTGAGAATGATATACTGAAGATATCAGTTGTAGAAGCACTAAAAGATGCTTGGAGACATAGAGAAGCAACAGACTTACAGTTTGTTCAAGAAAAAACATTAGAGTTTTGTAAGAATCAAGTTATTAAATCTGCTATTATGGAATCTGTAACTCTATTAGAAAATCAAAACTATGATGGTATAAAAACAGTTATAGACAATGCTATGAAAGCTGGAACTGCTGTAGATATAGGTCATGATTATAACGTGGGTATTGAAGAGAGATTGACTAAATCTACAAGAGTTACAATAAAAACGCCTTGGGATATTACAAATGATATTATGGATGGTGGTTTAGGTGAGGGTGAATTAGGTGTTGTAGTTGCACCAGCAGGTGTTGGTAAGACTTGGTTACTTCAGAGTATAGCTGCAGGTGCTTTAAAAAGAGGATTTACTGTAGTTCATTATACATTAGAGTTAAATGAAACCTATGTTGGTTTAAGATACGATACAATTTTTAGTGGTATATCCACACAAAACATTAAGTTTCAGAAAGATGAAGTGAAGAAAATCATCGATTCTATTGAGGGTAAGATGATTATCAAATATTATCCAACAAGAGCAGCAACTGTTAATACACTTTCAGCACATCTAAAACAATTAGAACTAAAGAATATAAAACCTGATATAGTTATTGTTGATTACGCTGATATCTTGAGAGATAATAGTGGTATGAGAGAGGTAAGACATCAGTTGGGTGCTGTATATGAAGATTTGAGAGGATTAGCTGGTGAGTTCAAAGTTCCAATATGGACTGCATCACAAGCAAATCGTTCAGCATTAGAAGAAGAAGTGATAGAAGCAACAAAGATTGCAGAAGCATATAGTAAGATTATGATAGCTGATTTCGTAT